CAGATCCGGAAACAGATCCGGACAAAATAATAGATCCGGATGATCCTGACAAGGATAAAGACGGAGAGGAATAGGAGGTGCAAAGGTGGCAAAGAAAAGATTTAATTTTACGCGTAAGAGACGCGGAAAGACAGAGAATGTGGGTTATCTGGACTTCGAAGCAAAAGATGAAGAACAGAGATGTTCGCTTTATTTCTACGGAGACATTGTATCAGCGGCATGGCTGTCGGAATGGTACGAAGAGGACAAATGCCCGGCAGACATTGCAGATTTCTTGAATCAGTTGGATGGATACGAAGATATTGACATCTATTTCAATTCTGGTGGTGGGGATGTATTTGCAGGGCTTGCAATTTACAACCAGCTAAAAAGATATTCTGGGCACAAGATCGGATATGTGGATGGAATGGCAGCATCCATTGCATCTGTAATCATGTTTGCGTGTGATGAACTGCATTTTTCGACAGGAGCGCAGTGCATGATACATAAACCTTCATGTATGGCATGGGGAAATGCAGATGATATGGAAAAAACAATCAAACAGCTGAATCTGTGTGAGGATTCCATTGTGGATGTGTACATGCAGCATGTGCAGGATGGAGTGACCAGAGATCAGATCAAGGATCTGATGCGGCAGGAAACATGGTTCGACTACGAAAAAATGCAACAGTATTTTGATGTTGAAATTGAAGAAAAAGCAGCAGTTGCAGCATGTACATCTGATTATTTTGCTAAATACAACAATTTGCCGGAGCCTTTGGGAAAGCCAAAGACGAAGGATATTGTAAATGCGGTCATTGAAGAACTGGAGAACCGGAACAACAAGGCTGCGGAACAGGAAAAACAGAGAATGGAAGCCGAAAAAGACGAAATTCTCAAAGATTTGTACCAGTATGGAACTTAATTAAGGAGGAAAAAATGGGAAAGAAAGAAATGGAAGAGTTTTTAAACAAGATCAATGCCAAAAAGCAGGAGGTAAAGGATCTTGTAAATGCCGGAAAAATCGAAGATGGAAAAAAAGCAAAGGAAGAGCTTATCGAAATGCAGGATAAGTTTAATCTGCTTATGGATCTGGACGATGACGATCAGAACCATATTGAGGATCAGGTTAAGAATGGAACAGCAAAACAGGTTGGTGGAGAGGTAAAACCGGATAAAAAGAACCTGGTAAAATCTTTCGTCAATATTGTTAGGGCTGGATTTTTAGGAACAGAGCCGGATGCAAAAGATGTTGAAGTGTATAAAGATGCAATCTCGTCAGACGTTACACCCGGAAGCAACAGTGAACTGGGAATTGGTATTACAATTCCGGAAGATATCAGAACCGATATTATCGAGTTAAGAAGATCTGCTGACAACCTGGAACAGTATGTGAATACAGAAGGTGTCACTACGAAGAGCGGAACACGAAACATCGAAATTGATGCAGAATCGACTCCATTTGACAACGTGGATGAGGCAAAAGATTTTCCGGAAATGGATGAGCCAAAGTTTAAGCAGATCAAATATGCAATTAAGAAAAAAGGTGGAATCTTAAAGATCACAGCAGAGCTGCTGGAAGATACAGCTACCAACATTATGGCATACATTAACAAATGGATTGCAAAAAAAACGAAAGCAACACGTAACGCTATGATCCTTAAAGTGCTTGATACCATGACTAAGGGAAAAGAAGTTGTCATTGAAAATCTGGATAGCCTGAAAGACATTTTTAATGAAGACCTTGATCCGGCAATTGCAGAGGCAGCTGTGATCATCACAAACCAGAGTGGGTTTAACTACCTGGATAAATTGAAGGATAAGGATGGAAACTATATCCTCCAGAAAGATCCAACACTGCAGACGAAGGGAAAGCTGCTGTTTGGGGAATATCCAATTATTAAGCTGTCTAAAAAAACACTGAAATCAGAAAAAGTCATGAATAGTGATGGTCATACGGTAGATGCATACAAGCATCCGGTATATTGTGGAGATTTAAAATCTGCGATCACACTGTTTGATCGCAACGTCCTGTCTATTGACATGAATGACAAAGGAGCAGGACTGTGGGATAAAGATCTGACCGGAATCAAGGTCCGTGACAGATTCGATGTACAGCCAGTTGATGAAGAGGCTGTGATTAAAGGACAGATCACAGAAACAGTAAATGGATAAATGCTGCGGGGCGGTCAGCCG